TCTTCGTAAAAACCACGGTAAAGAAGAACGCAGAGCTAGAGATCTTTTCTTAGCTCTATGGACTCCAGATTTATTTATGGAAAGAGTTGAAGCCGATGCAGATTGGACTCTATTTTGTCCAGCTGAAATTGGTGTTGAACTTTGGGAAATGCACGGTCAAGAATTTAAAGAAAATTACGAAAGACTTGAAAGTGAAGGAAGGGGTCGTCGCACAATAAAAGCAAGAGCTCTTTGGCAAAGGGTATTAGAATCTCAAATTGAAACAGGTACTCCTTATATTCTTTATAAAGATGCAGCTAATGAGAAATCTAATCAAAAAAATCTAGGTACAATTAAGTCTTCAAACTTATGTACAGAGATTATGGAATACACAAGCAAAGACGAGCAAGCTGTTTGTAATCTTGCTTCAATTGCAGTTAATCAATTTATCAAGTTTCCAGAGAAACGATCGCTAAAGCAGCGTAGAGCTCATGCAGAATACGATCATCAAGCACTATACGATGTTACTTATCAAACTACCCTAAATCTTAATAAGGTAATTGATATTAATTTCTATCCAACTCCAGAGACCAGGGCCTCTAATATGAAACACCGTCCAATTGGAATCGGTATTCAGGGATTGGCCGATACATTTGCAATTTTAGGCTTACCTTTTACTTCAGATGAAGCTAAATCTCTAAATGAAGACATTTTTGAAACAATTTATTTTGCTTCAATGAAAGCTTCAGCCGATCTTGCTAAGAAACTTGGTGCATACGAATCGTTTGAAGGCAGTCCTTTAAGCCAAGGCCAATTTCAGTTTAATCTATGGCAAGCTGACGAGTCCAAATTTTCTGGAAGATGGGATTGGTCTGCATTAAGAAAGCAGGTTGTAAAAACTGGCGCACGCAATTCATTATTATTAGCACCAATGCCAACTGCGTCCACTGCTCAAATTATGGGTAATAACGAAGCGTTTGAGGCATTTACATCAAATTTGTATACTAGAAGAACCCTATCTGGAGAATTTGTTATTGTTAACAAGCACCTAGTTAGAGACCTAGTTGAATTAGATCTATGGTCAGACAATATAAAGAATAGAATTATTACTGAAAAGGGCTCTGTTCAAAATATTGCAGAAATTCCTGTTGAAATTAGAGAAATCTATAAAACAGTTTGGGAATTAAAACAGAAAGACATTATTGATATGTCAGCTGACCGTGGTAAATTTATATGTCAGTCACAGTCGCTTAACCTTTTTATTAAAGATGCAAATGCTGCTAAATTAACTTCTGCACATTTCCACTCTTGGAGAAAGGGTCTTAAAACTGGAATGTACTACTTAAGAACCGAATCTGCCGTTGATGCAATAGCGGGCCTTGGAGTTGATTCAGCTGCACTAAAAAAGTCTACCCTAACTGCTGAGCAAATTCAAAGTGATTTAACTTGTTCAATTGATAATCCAGACGATTGTATTGCCTGTTCTTCTTAATAAATAGAATAAAGAGGCCAATACTATGCTTAAGAATTTTAATTCCTGGTTAACCGAACAAACTGACCCAATGTCAATGGATCCAGCGGTTGCTGCTCCGGCCGTGCCGGTTGCACCTGGCAAACCTGCTCAAATTAGAGCAATTTTAATATCAAATCCAATTGGTTCAGTCGCTATGCCTGGCGATATGACAACTAAGCAATTCAACGAATACGTTCTAGACCTCGATAGAGTTAAAGAATGGATTACTAAAAATGCAAAGGAGTCAGAACAAGAAATTTTAGACTACTTATCAGGCAAAGATATTGAAGTTAAAGACGCCCATAAAAAATTCACGAAAGCTGTACAGGCTGACGAATTTGGAAAAGCTCAAACTGTAATTGATATAGATTTTACTAAAGAAGGAGAACCTACTACCAAAGACATTAACTTAATATTTTTAGCATAATGCAGCTAAGTGAACTTTCACAAAATATAACTAACGATATCATTCGGTTAATTCAGCAAAATGTTGGAAAACCCGAAAGATATCGTTCTTTTGATTTAGAATATAAAGATCCAATTTATTTTGACTTAAAGGTCAACATTAAGATTACTGATACTCTGCATCCAACTAAGGACCTATATTTTAAAACAGTTCCGTCTGAGGTCTTAAAATTTGAAAAGTTTGGATTTGCAATAGATGGAGATTCATTTGGTGGAGATAACGAAGATGGAGCCGAGATTGAAATTTCAGTTGCAGTTGACCAAACCCAAATTAATTCACCAAAACTAAAAGCCAGAATTCTTGATGTTGCTCGACACGAAGTTGAACACATTTTACAAAGAGGCCCTAACTTTTCACCAGATCACAAAGTTAAAATACCCAGACCTATTACTAGGGAACTTGCAAAATCCAACTATCGATATTTTATCCTAAGCGACGAAATACCTGCACAGGTTAGCGGACTAGCCGAAGAGGCTCAGTTATCTGGCCAAACAGTAAGAGCGTGTGCAATTGAATACCTAACCCCATTCCTAGAATTAGGATTTATTACCCAGGAACAAATAGAAATTGTTCTTACCACATGGCAAGCCTGGGCATCTCAACATAATATTAAATTCGAGTAAAACTTTGGCAGTTTATTGGGTAAAATATCTATAATAAACTTAAAAAACCAAAGAAACAATGGATTTATTCAATTTAAACACCGAAGACTTTACCGCGCCGAAAGCCGGCACCGCACGTAGCGTAGATGAAAACCTCTACAACCCTGGACCAGATCAAGCTCAAAATGGAGTTTACCGTTCAGTAATCAGATTTATTCCTTGGATCGGGGATCCAGCTAAGAGTAAATACAAGAAGTATTATGCTCGACTAACAAACCCGTTGACAGGCGAAAGATTTACACTAGACTGCCCATCTTCACTAGGCAAACCGTCTATCTTATGGACGCTTGATCTAGAGCTTCGTAAATTAGCAAACGAAGAACCTGAAATCGTAAAAGAGATTCAAAAGAATTTCATGAGAGCTTACAATTATTACTCTCTTGTTTACATTAAGAAAGACCCGCAGTTTCCACAACTCGAAGGCAAAATTAAAGTGTATAGCTTTGGCTACAACATTGATAATTTGATCCAACAGGAGTTGAACCCAGAAGCAGAATTGATGAACATTAGAAAAATCAATCCTTATTCTATGCTTGAAGGAAAAGACATGGTACTTGTAGTAAAACGTAAAACTAAGAGCTGGAGAGATTACTCTTCTTCTAAATTTATGTCAGAAACAAGCCCATTAATCTTAAAATTAGATGATGGTCGCGAACTTCCAGTAAATGGCGAAGAAAAGGTTCAAACCTACGTAAAAGGATTCTTGGAGAAAAACTCTCCAGATTTGAGTCAGTACTTCTACAAAGAGTGGTCAGATTCAGACTATGAGAAAGTTGCAGAATTTATTAAAGCAATTATTCCTCATAAATCTATTCTTGATCAAGTTTTAGCAAACACAAGAGATGAGAGAATTAAACCTTATTTCTCAGCAATTAAATCAGCTCAACCTGTAAACAGAGTAGTAGCAGATGATTTAGATTTTGCTGCGCCAGCTAAACCAATTGCAAACAATGCGTTTGATGATTTTGATGCGCCAACACAAGCACCAGCTGCTCCAGTGAAAGCTGCTCCATCAAATGAATTTGACGATCTATTAGCAGATCTTTAATCTTTAAAATAATTTAAATACATGTCAAAAGAACAAGTAAATACAGAGGAAACTGTTCAGCAAGAAGCTCCTAAGACTTATCTATTGTCAACTATTTCTTACACAGATAAAGCTGATTATAATAAGTTTTTAGAAAACCTATCTCCTGAACATGCACTAATCGTGCTAATTTCTGCCGCTAATCACGGCCAACTTAAGGGTGCATATAATTTGGATGAAGCTGAACTTATTGCAAAGGCAATTCGTACAATTACTCCAAACTCTGCACAAGAAGAAACCCCTGCTGAAGAGGCTGCTCCTAAAAAAGCAAGGGCTTCTGCTAAAAATCCTAAATAATGAATATAGTAATTGATGGAAATGCTTTTCTTAATGTCTCTGCCTCGATTGTCAAGAATATGTTACAACAAGACAAGCGCATCGGCGAAAAGTACTTTGTCAATGATTTGTTTGATGACAGCAAGTTTTTACTAAAACAACAAGCTGCTGTTTCATTTAGGACATTTGTTATCAACTACTTCAGCTCCATTGTCTCTCCTTTTAAGGGCAGCACTGGAGCTGTTTTCTTCGTTTTTGATTCTAAAAGCTGGCGAAAAGAATATATTAAGCAGTTTTTTAAAGAAGATGGTAAACAAGAAGGCCAATTTGAATACAAAGGAACCCGTAAATACGACGATAAGATTTATCTATTTTTTGAACTTTTTCAAAATGAGATTATGGCTGAACTAAAGGAAATGGGCGCAGTTTCTGCCAGAATTCTTGGAGCAGAAGGCGACGATTTAATAGCCCATATTGTTGATAATTTTAATGGAGATATTTGTATTTGGTCAGTAGATAAAGATCTAATCCAATTGTTGGAAAGCGGTAAGCGCTCAGTTATTTTAGTTACTCCGAAAATGATGACTAAAAATAAACGGGTAATTGTTGCACATAACAAACAGGAAGAGAAACCTGCAGATATTTTTAATTTTGAATCAGCAGTTGACAATTCTAATCTTGATGAACTTCTTAAAGAATTTACACACAGAAGTTTTGTTAAGTATGAAGTTGACCCAGCTGAGGAATTAATGTTAAAAATATTAGGCGGTGATCCATCTGATACAATTCCTAGAGTCCATCCAAAGATGACAAAGTCTAAGATTGAAGCTGTAATTTCTACCCTAAAACAAAACCAAGGCGATTGGTCAATGTTAGTCCATAAGTTAAGAACAAACGATCCATATGTAAAAGACATGATAACTGAAGCTAGTGTTAAGGAGCTTAAGTTAGCTTCCCAAGAGTTACAGGATCAATTCAGAAAGACTTTAGACTTTAATATTAAGATCATATGTCTATCAATAGATCATGTCCCTGCGAAGCTCTCTGGTTCAATCCGAGAGTCGTTTGATTTTAATTCAATAAAGAGATTTGACATTAACGCATTTAAAAAATATCATTCTTCAAAATGAGCTCACCAATAATCCCAATTTACGATCGAGTGGTTATTAAACCAGACGAACAAAACAAAAAAACGGAAACCGGTATAATTCTACCGCCTGATACTAGAAAACGCTCTAATAGTGGAGTAGTTATTGCAGTAGGTGGCGGAGTAGAAAGACCTATTCCGTTAGAACCCGGCGATAAAGTAATCTATCAGCGTCATGCTGGATTGGATATGCAATGGAATGGCGAGACTTACTTAGTGGTTCTTGCACATGAAATTGTTGCGAAAATTGTAGCAGACTCTGCTCCAACCTTTCTTGAACCTGGCGAAAGATAATCCCAGTTAATACTGCATAAAAAAAGCCGCTATTAGCGGCTTTTCTTGTTTATTAAGAGTCGTTCTTTATTAGAACGAAGGAATAAATCCAGTTGCTTCTGAAGAAAGACCTCCACCAACTCTTGTAATTGTAATACGGTTGATGAATTTGTGAATACCTCTTGGGAAATCTAAGAATACATCGATAATCGCTGAGTTTGCAGATAATACTTCTGGACCGTTATTGGTCGAGTCAAATACTACTGTATAACTTGCAACACCTTGTGCATTTTTAGCTCTATCTAAATAGCCTTCAACTAATGTTTTAATTCTTAAACGAGTAATTTCATCGTTAAAATCAAATAGGAAGTTGAATAAGATTCTTTCGATATCTTTTTCGATTGTTGCAAGAGCTTCTCTAACGTGAGTATTATTAAGAGCTGAATTAATTTTTTGATATGCAGTATTATTTGTAAATACCATGATACCAAATCCTCTACGACGAACGATTAAGTTATAACCAACTGGCTCTAAGTAATCTCTATCTTCTTGAGATAATTCATATTCAACATTAACAATTTCAGGATCGCCTAAGATACCATTTTTACCAGCTACGATTGAGAAAGGTCTGCCGGCTTCATACTTATTCATAAATGCATTTGCAACGTATGCTGCTGGCGGAACTGACTTGTTTCTACCATTATCATTTACAATTAAGTTAGGCATAAAGTATGCTGCGTAAGATGCCATTGGAACTCCATTAACTTCTTCATCTACAAATTTAAATGTAGTAGTTGGATTAAGATCCAAATTACCACCATCTGCAATATGTTTAGCAGAAACTAATTTCGTAGTTAAATCAGAGAATGAAGGTTCAACTGAAAGCTCTAATTGTCTGTAAGACGGAGCATTTAAGATCGCTAAACACTGACCATTGTCTGCTGCAAGTTTTGCTAAGTAATATTTAGATGAACCAGAGATATCACCTTCGTAAGTATCAATAATATATCTAAAATCTACAGCTTGACCTTCAGCTAATGTGCTTGCAATGTTTGTGTTTTCGTATAGCCAACCTAAAATATCAGCTTGTCTAGTAGCAGTTCCATTAGGAAGTTGAGCATCTCTCATTACAAATCCACTTAGCTTAACACCTTTAGATGAAGTAATATAGTTTCTAATACCTTTATGGAAAATAATATCAGTATCAATGTCAACTCCAATTATAGCTGAATCACTTGGTACTAATGTTGTAACTGTAAACTTTTTGTAAGTTTTTGTTGTAACTGTAGTAAAAGCTGCAACTAAAGCTTTAGTAAAAGTATAAGTTCCACCGCTTCCTGCTGTTGTTGCCGCAGATAAAGTTAAGACATTTCCTACTTTATTAGTTACCGTAGTACTAGCTGCAATTCCTGTAGCAGCTACTGTGCATCCAATTACAATATTTGCATTTGCTGCAGTTAAGGTAATGGTAGCCGCTGCTGCGATAAATGTATCAACCGCAATTGCTGTTTCGTTAACAGCTGGGACAGCTGCTGTAACTACTGATGCCGAAGAAATTTCGTCTGCTCCAGCAACTGAAACAATTTTTAAGAATCTTGAACGTTTTGCTCCATTTGCTTTAGCTTTCACATAGTGATTAGGTTTAACAAATTCTGTAACGCTAGCTAAATAAGCAGCATTGCTTGCGGTTACGGCTGGAGAACCACTTCCTATTGTTACTGAGGTTGAGCTAAGAACTTTCATCTCAATTTTATTAAGAGCAGTCTTAGTTGTAGTAATTTCAAGACCATTATTGTTTGCAGTTAATTCAGTTGCAAAATCAAATATCTTTGTTGTTGTGCTAGTTCCATGAATATCTAGTGAAAGCTTAACAAATGTATCAACTACAGTAATTACTGGAATAGTTGCGCTTTGATTAGTTAAGGCAACGTTATCGAAACATTTAATTTTAATATAGCTTTTAGTAACTAAGTTAACAACTTCAGTAAATCCAGATTCAACTTTAAGATATTTAGATGCAACCGTTCCGTTTTGCGTAGTAATAAAACCATTACCAGTTACAATAAATCCATCGTACCATGCGTTGTAAAGTTGAGTACCTTCACGAGCAATAATAATTTGATTACCGTTTTCTGTTACGACTCTACTAGAATCTGAAACTCCAGTTGTAACTTCAAATACTGCTGTGTTTTTAACTGGTGCTTTATAACCAAGTACATCTAATTTAGCATTAGCGTCGGTGTAGTCTCCAGTAAAACCATTATCAATAAAGTAATCTTGAAAATCTGCTGCAATAAGGTCTGTATAACCATGACCAGCTAAATCGATTCGGTGTGAATCCATTGAAGCATTTGCAAAAACAGTGTCAAGGTCAATCAATTCAATTTTGTTTTCGTCTAGTGCACAAAATAATTCAGTTTGAGAAAATAATCGGTTGAATACTCTGTCAATTGAAATATCTGAACCAGCTGCATCTTTAAATTGAGGAATAATTGATCCGTTTACTCGTGCAATATTCTTAACTTCTCTTAAATTTAAGAAACCATTAAGTTTAGACATAATTAAACCTTTTTCATTAAAGTATGTTTTATAAACAGGGTCAGTTGAAAGTCTCATGTTATCTGACCAGTCGCCTTCTACTGCAATTAATTCAATAATATAGTCAGCAACAATATCATCTGGGTGAAGATAACTTGGAATAGTTACTTTGTCTCCGCCTGTAACCTTGTAGTATTCTTTAACGGTTACATCGTATCCGCTAACGTCTGCAAGTTTGGCCCAAACAGTAACTGGGCGTTTTCCTAAGTTAACAATAGAAAAAATCTTATTGTCATCTTCTGAACCTAACGCGTTATTTTTAGTTCTGTTGAACTGGTCTTCGTCAGCATACCATAACTTCTGGGTATTAAAGAAGCTAGACAGTGGTTGCTCGAATGCAGATGCATTAAAATCTGAATTAAATGATGCAGATTCAGTGTTGAATGTTGCAAATGTTACTTTGTCTAATGTATCGTCAGTTGGCAATACGTTCAAAGCATAAACTGGGCCTTTTCTTAGAGCTACTTCTAGAGTTCTATGAAAATAACTACCCTTGCTTTCAAGTTTAGTGTCTCTTTCACCATAAACTGCTAGCGCACTGTTTAAGTCGCTTAAAGCCACAACAGTATTGATTGGTCCTCTTTTACTAGATCCGATAACTAATCGGCCAGTTCCTAGGGGTAATGCAATGTTTTGGCTCTCATCGATTTCGACTGTGTAAACACCACTTGATTTAAAGCGATTGAGATTTAATTTTTGTGCCATTTCGGTCCTACTATTTTTAAGTTATTTATTTAACTTCGGACTCAAGATTTTGTCTAGATTGTCCTTTGCTATCATTATTTATCATCGCAAAGATCTTAGTATATCTAAGACAGTATAAGAAATTACGAAAAATCAAATTACTCACCATGAATTCAATGAAAAGAACCCCAAAACCTCTATCTAGAGGAGAATTAATTAGATTTATTAAGATTAGAGACGTTAAATCGCCCGAATACGGAACTCCCGGTTCAGCTGGAATAGACTTTTTTGTTCCAAATGATTTTGAAGGCGTAATACTTGAGCCAGGCGAAGCCATTTTAATTCCAAGCGGCATTCGTGCAAGATTACCCTTACATACAGCACTAATTGCATTCAATAAGAGTGGAATTGCTACAAAAAGGAGACTCCAAGTTGGTGCCCAGGTAGTAGATTGCGATTATCAAGGAGAGATCCATCTACATCACTATAATTGTGGAACAATAGATGCGCTAGTTTCTCCAGGAGATAAAATTGTACAGTTTATTCTTACCCCAATTATTAAAGCAAAATTAATTGAGTGTGAAAATGAGTCTGAGGTATTTCCAACACAATCTGACAGAGGTTCTGGCGGATTTGGTTCCACTGGAACAAATTAATTGGTATATTAACCCAAAGTAAGATAAAATGATAATAAGCTCTGAATTTAAACAAGAAGATTCTAAACTAGTAGTTTCATATTATGATGAAGCTGGTAATATCGCATACGCAGTAAAGCATATCCACGATGCTGATCAATTCAATTGGAAGCTGACGGGTCGCCCTTCGGAGTATCGAAATTGGGATAATAAATTTGTTGATAAAGGTAAAAGCAAATGGCTAAGCCGCTTCCGAATCGAAGAACTTATTCAAACCAGCTTTACTAAAGAAGAGCTTGATCAAATCTATTCTGACTATACGCCAAAGAAATATTTTCTCGATATAGAGATTCAGTTAACTTCAAACGAGTTTCCTGATCCAGCCAAAGCTGCCATGCCAGTAAACTTAATTTCATTTTGTGGTCCAGATAATGTAACCTATATTTTATCCACAATGAAAAAGCTAGATAACGAAGCTATTTCTAAAATGGAAGCAGAGATTAATGAATACCTAAGTGCACAAGGCCAGGTATTTACACTTAAATATATGTTTTTTGAGAAAGAAGAAGACTTAATGTCAACCTTCTTCCATCGAATACTTCCAAAGCTTCCATTTATTACAGGTTGGAATGTAATTGAATTTGACTGGAAATACCTAATTAATCGTTGTAAGCGCCTTAATATTAAACCAATGGAATCTATGGTTTGTGATAGGCTAATCGGTAAAGGTCAAGCTCCAGTTCACTTAGGTCTACTCGATTATCTTGAAGTGTTTATGAACCTTAAGCCAATTAAAGTTGTTGAAAATTATAAGCTTGATTATATTTCTCAATTAGTGCTTGGAGTAAGTAAATTACATCACGAATATGGTTCAATGATGGAAGCTCAACAAGATGTTGAAAACTTCGTAAAGTATAACGCAATTGACGTAATGCTTGTTAAATTAATTGAAGATAAGCTAAGTCTACTTGATGTAGCCTTTGCTATTTCCAAAACTGCACAAGTTGATGTATCAAAAGTCTTTAGTGCAGTGTTTATTACAGAATCCCTAATGTGTCGCCACTTTTTACGAGATGGTAAGAAAATGGCCTCAGACAAAAGAGAGTTAGCCGAACAGGTAACATACGAAGGTGCCTATGTAAGTAAGCCTATTCCAGGTCACCATAAATATGTTTCATGCTTTGACTTTTCGTCAATGTACCCTAACGTGCAAATCCAGTTTAATATTTCTCCTGATACATACTTAGGTAAAATGAAACCTGGTCATATTCTTAAAGAGGATGAAATTTATACAAAAAATGGTACCCTTTTTACTAAGAAGAAAGACTCAGCTGCTCGAGTTATACTAAAGCAAATGTACGATCGACGTATGGGTATTAAAGGGCATATTACTGAATTAAAACAGGCAGCGAAAAAAGCCGCGCAATAATGATAAAATGGTTAAAAAACAAAATAAACAAATATATGTACGATATTGATGCACTCGCCCAAACTAGAGATTTTATTATGGGCAAAGATTACCAATGGGTAAATACCCCAGATAATACCAAAATGTCAACCATTACCAAGGTAGTTGACGTATTTAGTAGAGGAGGCCTAATGGCTGTAAAATTAGCCGATGGATCTAGCATAAGTTTAGAAGAACTTAATACTAAATTAATGGCAATTATGGATGGACAAGAAGCTTTAACTAGAGCCGAATGTATGTCTATTAGAGGGCCAGTAATTGATCCAAACATAACTAATGCGGAAGCCTTACCTAAAGTTAGTCAACCTGTCCAAGCTGAGGTCCAAGCTACGTTAAAATCTGCAGGCATCTTTGAAATGTTTGCGACTGAGGAGTCTTTACTAAACCTAAATTTAAGAGTAAACTTGCCTTCACTTAACTTATTGAAGATGATGTATAAAAACTCACAGAACAAGTCAGAATTTTTAACAGAGTTAGCAAACCATATAAATAATCAAATAACAGCAGATCATATTAAAGATGCCTTGCTGAAAAAACTTGATTCTAAATAGTGGAGCTAATTATTTTACCAATTGAAGTCTCGGATTCAGAAAAAATACGAGCAATTTACTGTAGGCCAGACGGCGAACCAGTTACAATAAAAATTGATCATGCTAAAGATGCGTCGAGTTTTTCTGCAATTAAACGCATGTATCAAGAGATTGGGGTAGAAGACTTAGAACAATCTAGAATATTTAAATTAGGAAAAATAGACAAGGACCTGTGTTTTGCTGTTAATGTTAGCGGGCTAAAAACCGACTCAGATTTAACCAGAGTACCTTTCTATAAAGTAATGCAAGGCGAGCATTCAAATTCAAAATTACTTGCTGCAAGCTTCCTAACTATATCATACTTTGCCTAAGATCCTTTATCCCCTTCTGTGTAAAAGAGGATATAACAAAAGGATTAAATATTTATGGCAAAATCTACACTAGATGCATTCGCAAAATTTAATGATTTACTTGAAAAGAAAGTAAAATCTAAAATTGAAATTCGTGGCTTCTCCGATATCGAGGAGTATATTCCAACAGGCAACTTTTTACTAAACGCACAAATGTCCGGCTCCTTGTTTGGAGGTTATCCAAATACTCGAAGTATTGGAATTGCTGGAGACTCTGGTGCTGGTAAAACCTTCCTCTGCTTAAATGCAGTTCGTGAATTACAGAAAAAAGATTACATGGTTATCTACATCGATACCGAAGGTGCAATCGATTCACATGACTATGTAAAATTTGGAGTAGACCTTTCTAAATTAAAATATCTACGGATGGGTCTTATTAGCGAGGTAAAATTCTATATTAATGACCTAATTGACACAATCAAAGAAAATCCAGGTCTTAAAATCGCGCTATTTGTTGACTCAGTTGGAATGTTAGACACAGACAAGAGCAAACGAGATATGGATGCAGGTAAAAATGCTTCAGATATGGGTCTTCGTGCAAAGGAGATGCGATCTCTTTTTAAATCTTTAACACTAGATCTTTCGAATTATAAAGTTCCATTCATTTTTACAAATCACACCTATGCGTCAATGGATCAATATACGCCAAAGGGTATGTCAGGCGGAGGTGGTCCAGAGTTTTCAGCTTCAATTATTTTAATGCTAAGTAAAGGAACACTTCGTGACGAAAACAAAACTACAACTGGAATTATTGTTCGCAGTAAAACCAAAAAGAATCGTTTAGCCCGTCCGCTTGATATTGAATTCCATATCTCTTTTCATAAAGGTATGAATCCATTTGTTGGATTAGAACAATATGTAAATTGGGAAAACTGTGGAGTTGGCAGAGGCGTAATTATAACTCAAAAAGAGTTTGATAAGATGAAGCCAGAGGAGCAAGAAATTGTTTCACCATTTGAATTAAATGGAGAGGCTGTCTATTTTTATCCTAAAAAACTTGGAAAAACTTATATTGTAAGACACAATGGAGATGCCGTTCCAGTTAAAGAATTTTTCTCAGCTAGGCTTTTTACAAATGAGGTTCTACATGAACTTGATGAAAACATTATTAAGCCAACCTTTAAATTCCCTGAAACTCAAGACGGTATTGTCGATATGGAAACTGATGAACTAACAGAAATTACAGATTTAGATGGAGCCGAAGATTAGTTTTAAACTTAAGTCGGAGCTTCCAATTAAATATGAGTTAGGTTTACACAGAGTACTTCCGTCATATCCAACCGAAACTGATTTTATGGTTGATATTATTCAATATATTATTAAGGTTTGTGAAATAAAGGATAAAAACTTCAATCCAGCTGATTTAAAATTTTCAGCAAAAACCCTTAAGTATGTATTTAATGAAAACGAGGTAACTCCAGGTTTCAAAGATAAACTACGAATTGTAATTAAAAAATTAATGGATGCAGAAACTCTGATTAAAAGAGGAGAATTTTTGTATATTAATAAAGCAGTATTTAACGAACTGTATAACTAAAAAATATGATAGACTTTAAAGAAAATATTGAGTTACTGGAGAAAGTTATTCTTAACTTCATTCTAATGGATGATAATAACGAAACACTAATTCGCCCAAAGAATGTGGAGGCTCTTGATATACGGGAAGTAATTCCTAAAATGAAGACCCAATACTTCAATAATGATGATCTTGGTAATATCTTTAAAGTAGTAAAAAACTATTATAAAGAATATCATAAAGTTCCGTCTAAAACAGAAATTCGTCAACTACTTAACCTAGCTAGTTATGAAATATCTGACGAGCATTTTGATACTCTATTGAGTGTAAACTTAGGAGAATACAATTATGAATTCTTAACTAAATATACAAAGTCGTTTATTTTAATTAAGAATCTTAACTCTTCAATTATTGATATTTTATCATTTTTAAAGACTACTGAAATTAGTCCAGAGAATGTTAATATTATTACAGATCAAGTTAGGACTAAGCTAAATACAAACCTAAATGATTCTTTTAGTAATGCTGAATCTGGTCTAAACTTCTTTAATGCGGTAGATCACGTTCAAGTTTCTAAAATAGGTACTCCAACTGGATTTCCTTTTCTTGATAAAACGCAAGGCGGCGGCTGGAACCCTAAAACCCTAGTTGTTTTCCAAGGTAGACCTAAAGTTGGTAAATCCATGGTTCTTTCTAATATTGCAGCTCGTGCATTTATGACAGGTTGTCAAACTGGAGTTGCAACACTAGAATTATCCGATACTAAATATATGAAACGACTAGGTTCGAATATCTTAAATATTCAATCTAATCACTATAATGATATTACTTCAGCAGATCGCACTCAATTAATTGAGGCTAAAATCGAACAATTTAAACAGAGCGGCTCCAATCCTGGAGAACTTTGGATTAAAGAGTTTGCAACAGGTAGTGCAACCGCTGTTGATATTGAGAATTATTTCCTAAAGGTACAGGAAAGTACAGGTCAACACATGCAAATTATAATAGTTGACTATATTAATTTAATGAGACCTATGCGTGAGCAGGGAAATACTTACGAGAAAATCAAAGTAATTTCTGAAGAACTAAGAGCAGTTGCTCAACGAAATGAATGGACTATTATTACTGCAACTCAAATTAAACGTGATGCGGTAGATGATCAAAATATTGGAATGTCAGATATTGCAGAATCATTTGGTCTTGTCCATACAGTTGATTCTCTTTATGGATTGATGCGAGGTCCAATGGAAAAACGAATTAAAATTAAGGTTATTGCTAACCGTGATGAAGGCTACACAGAAAGCTTTAAAATGTATCGAATGTTCTACGATTTCTCTAGACTTGTAGAAGAAACTGATCCAGCTAGTGAATACTACTCAGATGACGATGATATTTCTTCAATTGAA